TTTGTGACGCGCTTTGTCGATAGCATCGGACGAGTTGCTAATAAGTTCACGTAAGAAAATGTCTTTGTTGGAATAAAACGCATTGACAATGAGGGACATCAGCTGGTTAATCTCGGCTTGGAAAGCGAACGTTTCGGAAGTAGTAGTTGTAGTAGACATTATTCATATTGAAACAACTCTAATCTTTAAATTGTTTTAGTTAAAAAAAATGAATCTTTTTAAAATTGACTTTGTAAATATGGTCTAGCTTGCAAAGGCAGGCGTTGGCGTACTTGGAAATCTCGTCGAATTCGGCCAAGTAGCTCTTGCGGATCTTTTCTGTGTTTTCGTTCTCACGCAAGAGTCGGTGGAACACGTCGGAGCACAGAGTCACCACGAGACCGTACACATGGTTGGTGTGTTGTTGGACGATCCGCTGGTTGTGTCTGCGAAGAAGGGTCTTTTCGAACTTGGCGTCTGTGATTTTGTGCTGAAGCCACTTTAAACGGACATCGAGGTTGGTTCGGAAATCGATGTCGATGTCGATGATTTCCACGGCTCTGTAATGAACGCACTGCTGATGGTTCCAAGTAACCACTCGGATAAAATTGTTTGTGGGGACTGTGCCTTGGTTAAACACGACACCCAAGTGCCGAATGATGTGCTGAGCGTCGGGGAGCCCTTCGCAGTTGTTGCGCCCCGCTTCTTGTTGAAGATTTTGTTGACGTGCCCACTCGTAAAAGTGCGGGTTGTGGATGGTTTGTCCGACAATTTCTTTTCCGGACTTCCAAGAAAAGGGCGTGTTGCAGTTCGTGCACCACATCTGGTCACACCCTTCGATTTTGTGGATCCGCGAAGCGCATTTGGGACACGGTTTGGTCGTTGCGAGGATCAGTTCCGCGGACTGTACGTGTTCCTCGTCACACGTGTGAACGACGTGGTCTTCTTCTTCTCCTTCTTCCGTTTGGAGGCACCTGTGACACACTTTCACGCCACAAACACCGCACTGATGGTTCCGGCGCGTGACAAAGCCTCGACACTCGTTCGCGGGACACGGACACATGACGTGGGACTCTTTTTCAATTTCCCTGGTTTCTCCAAATTCCCCGGTTCCGAATTCCTTGACGTACAAAGGTTCGGGGATGATGTCCTTGAACATGATGGACAGGTACATCCCGTTGCGCCATCGGGAAATGCGGACTCGAATGTCTGACGCGTGGTTTTCGGCGAGGCGTATTTCCTCTTTGATATCGTTTTTGAACTTTCTATCGTTGGGTTTGTTATTCCCGGCGGTGATTCCGTGGGTGGCGAGGCGGACTACCAGATTGTTCGTTTTGTGAATTGCGTTCAAGTACTCCTCCACCTTGACCGTTTCCACTGCGCGACCGTACTCGACGTACATCTGTGTCTCCGGCATGAACGAGACCTCTTCATCACGGAGGCGCTTCTGGGTACTCTGTGACAAACGCTTGACGATGGTGTGCGAGACGTTTTCGCGGACGTGTTGATCTTCCCAAGGTTGTTTGCAGCTCATACACGAAATTTCAAACATACCGGACTGGTTGGTTTGGTGGGTTTCGAAACAGGTCGCGCACACTTGAAAGTCACACTTGAAAGGACAAGGGACGCGCTTACGTGAAGTATTGTTGAAAGGTTCCACACACACCGCGCAGTTTGAATAGTCCATTTGATTCTTTTTGTACATCTGCGCGTTGTTGTTGTTGTGGTTGTTACTATGTAGTATCGAAGTTCTTAAAGTGTAAATTTTTCAAAGAATCACGGCGGTGTGGGGGGGGTGGGGTTCCGAGAGAAAGAAAGAGAATTTACAAATTTCATGTCCCCTTTCAAATAATAAAATAGATGTTTTTAAAATCGACTTTGTACATCTGCTCGATGTTGTAAAGGCAGGTGTTGGCGTACTTGAAAATTTCCTCAATTTCCTTCATGTAGCTTTCGCGGATCTGTTTTGTGTTTTCGTTCACACGCAAGAGTCGGTGGAACACGTCCGAGCACAAGGTCACCACGAGACCGTACACCTTATTGGTGTGTTGCTTGACGACCCGCTGGTTGTGTCTGCGAAGAAGAGTCTGTTCGAACTTGGCGTCCGTGATCTCGTTTTGGAGCCACTGGACGCGGATATCGAGGTTGGTTCGGAACTGGACGTCGAGGTCGCGGGTTATTTCCACGTCTCTCAAATGGACGCACTTTCGGTAGGTGTCGGAAATCACACGGACAAACGTGCGCGTGGGGGCCTGCGTGTGACGAAACACGACGTCCAAGTACAGAATGACGTTCTGGGCGTCGGGGAGCCCTTCGCAGTTGTTGAACCCTAAACCTTCTTCTTCTTCTTCGGCTTGCGGACGGGGATGCTGACGCATCCACTCGTAAAAGTGCGGGTTGTGGACGGTTTGTCCGACAATCTCTTTTCCAGACGTCCAAGAAAAGGGGGTGTTGCAGTTCGTGCACCACATCTGGTCACACCCTTCGATTTTGTGGATCCGCGAAGCGCATTTGGGACACGGTTTGGTCGTTGCGAGAATTAGCTCCGCGGACTTCACGTGTTCCTCGTCACACGTGTGAACGCGGTCTTCTTGGTCTTCTCCTTCTTCCGTTTGAAGGCACCTGTGACACACTTTCACGCCACAAACACCGCACTGGTGGTTCCGGTGTGTGACAAAGCCTCGACACTCGTTCGCTGGACACGGGCACATGACACTGGACTCCCTTTCTTCCCCGAGACCCAAAGCTGCAGGTTGCGTTCCAAACTCCTTGACGTACAAAGGTTCGGGGATGATGTCCTTGAACAGGCGCGACAGGTGCATCCCGTTGCGCCATCGAGAAATCTGAACCCGGATGTCCGACGCGTGGTTTTCGACGAGGCGTAGTTCTTCTTTGATGTCGTTCTTGAACTTTTTATCGTCGATTGATTTGTTCCTGACGACGATAATCCCGTGGGTGGCGAGGCTGAGTTCGACGTCGTGCTTTTTACGAATGGCGTTCAAGTATTCGTCCACTTTGATTGTTTCCACTGCGCGACCGTACTCGACGTACATCTGTGTCTCCGGCATGAAGGCGGTTTCTTCGTCTCGGAGACGTTTCTGGGTGCTCTGTGACAAACGCTTGACGAGGGTGTGTGAGACGTTTGCGCGGACGTGTTGGTCTTCCCACGGTTGTTTGCAGCTCATACAGGAAATTTGGAACATACCGGACTGGTTTGTTTGGTGGGTTTCGAAACAGGTCGCGCACACTTGAAAGTCGCACTTGAAAGGACAAGGGACTTGCTTGCGTGAAGTCTTGTTGAAAGGTTCCACGCACACCGCGCAGTTTGAGTATTCCATTTCCGAGTTTGTTTGTTGTTGGTTGTTTGTTGGGGTACTATGTAGTATCGACATTCTTTAAGTAGTTAAATTTAAGAAGTCAAGAAAGAAGGAGAATTTACAATTTTTTACTGCTAAAAGTAGATGTTTCTAAGATTGACTTTGTAAATCCGCTCGAGCTTGTCAAGGCGGGTGTTGGCGTACTTCGAAATCTCATTGAACTCGGCCAAGTAGCTCGTGCGGATCTGTTCTGTGTTTTCGTTCTCGCGCAAGAGTCGGTGGAACACGTCGGAGCACAGAGTCACCACGAGACCGTACACCTGATTGGTATGTTGATGGACGATCCGCTGGTTGTGTCTGCGAAGAAGGGTCTTTTCGAACTTGGTGTCTGTGATTTCGTTTTGCAGCCACTGGACGCGGACGTCGAGGTTGGTGCGGAACTGCGTAGTGTCAGTGTCGCGGGTTATTTCCACTTCTCCCAAATGAACACACTTTCGGTGGGTGCTGGAAACCATCCGGACGAAATTGTTTGTCGGGGCCGTGGCATCGGGAAACACAACGTCCAAGTGCTGAATGACGTGCTGCATGTCGGGGAGCCCTTCGCAGTCGGCGAGTTGTCGGGGCTGCTGCTGTTGCTGCGCGGTGTTCTGCTGGCGCGTCCACTCGTAAAAGTGCGGGTTGTGGATGGTTCGGCCGACGATTTCCTTTCCGGACTTCCAAGAAAAGGGCGTGTTGCAGTTCGTGCACCACATCTGGTCACACCCTTCGATTTTGTGGATCCGCGAAGCGCATTTGGGACACGGTTTGGTCGTTGCGAGGATCAGCTCCGCGGACTGTACGTGCTCCTCTTCACACATGTGAATGTCGTCGTCATCTTCCGTTTGGAGGCACCTGTGACACACTTTCACGCCACAAACACCGCACTGATGGTTCCGGCGCGTGACAAAGCCTCGACACTCGTTCGCGGGACACGGGCACATGACACTGGACTCCCTTTCTTCCCCGAGACCCAAAGCTGCAGGTTGCGTTCCAAACTCCTTGGCGTACAAAAGTTCGGGGATGATGTCCTTGAACAGGCGCGACAGGTGCATCCCGTTACGCCATCGAGAAATCTGGAATCGAATGTCCGACGCGTGGTTTTCGACGAGGCGCAGTTCTTCTTGGGTGTCGCTCTTGAACTTTTTATCGGCGGGTGTTTTGTTCCCGA